GCTGATTTCTCAATCGGCTTTGCTCAACCCATTCTGACCGCGTTTATTGAAGAAATTCACGACATAGAAGATTTACCGTTACCGGCTGGTGCGCCTGATTTCTTAGAAGCACGGGCGGCTTATTGCCGGGCGCAGTGGATGGGGCCGGGTCGTGGATGGGTAGATCCTGTTGCGGAGAAGAAGGGCGCTATCTTGGGTATGGATGCCGGGCTTTCTACTCTTGAGATGGAGGCAGCAGAGAACGCGGGTGAAGACTGGGAAGAGATGCTCGATCAGCGTAAGCGTGAACTTGATGCATTCGAAGAACGCGGTTTGACTCCGCCATCATGGGCGCAACTGGATGTTCCCGCTGATAAAACCATTCAAGATCCAAAGGTAGAGTAATGAATTTACCCCATTTGGCCCAACGGCTATTTAACACCCCGCTGGCACTACATCCGCGCAAAGCCGAAGTCGTGATGGCTGCACTGACTGACCGGTTCGGCATCACACGGATTAATACGGGAGCGTGGGAAGATGACGACAGCTTTTCACGGCCTGGAAATAATGATGTTGGTTATGACGTGGTAGAAGGGATAGCGGTTGTCCCGATACAGGGAACACTCGTGCAAAAATTGGGTTCTCTACGTCCGTACAGTGGCATGACTGGATATGATGGCATCAGGCAATCTTTTCTTACCGCGCTTTATGATCCCGAAGTAACAGGAATTTGCTTAGATATTGATTCCCCAGGTGGCGAAGTTGCGGGCTGTTTTGATTTGGTAGATGAAATTTACGCGGCACGAGGGACGAAGCCGATTCACGCTATTTTGACAGAAAACGCATATTCCGCTGCTTATGCACTAGCCAGTGCTGCTGACAAAATCTATGTCCCGCGTACCGGTGGAGTCGGTTCAATAGGAGTGATAGTCATTCATTGTGACTGGTCACAGCGGATTAAAGAGGACGGGTTACAAGTAACGATCATCACATACGGAGACCGAAAAGCGGAAAGTAACCCTTATGTGCCGCTAACTGATCAGGCTCGTGGTGCAATACAAGATGATGTAGACACGATGGGAAAACTGTTCGTGAGTACGGTTGCCCGCAATCGGGGCATTTCTGAAAAAACGATTCGTAACACTCAAGCGGCATGCTTTTTAGCTAACGAGGGTGTTGGTCTGGGATTAGCTGACGAGGTTATCACGCCCGATGCTGCATTCCGAAAATTACTGAGTGAATCAGGAGCTTAATAGATGGCTAGTTTAAAATTCGCCCACTTGTTGGGTCTCAAAAAGTCAGCGTCGGAAGATGATGACGACAAAGAAAAAAGCAAAAAAGCGAAATCCCGTCGTGCCGAAGAAGAGGACCGCGACGACGAAGACGCCGAAGATGAGGATGACGATACCAAGGCTGATGAGGATGATACTGACGCTGAGGAAGATGACGATGACGATGACGATGACGATGACCAAGATGATGATAAGGATAAATCGTCTAAAAAAGGGAAAAAGGCTAAGTCTCGTCGTGCTGATGACGATGATGAAAATGCCGCAGATAATGACGATAAAAAAGAAGGTCGTCGCGCCGAACGTAAGCGTTGCGCCGCTATTTTCGGCAGTAAGCACGCTGCGGGCAGGCCGGACATGGCCGCCCATCTGGCGTTCAATACTCAAATGTCGGCACGTGAAGCTATCAGCACTTTGGCATTAACGGGATCAGCACCCGTTTCACGCCGCGCTTCATTAGATGAGCGTATGCAACAGGCACAGCAAGTGCGCCTCGGCCCTGACGCACGACAACCCGCTAGCGGCTCTGTTGAGGCCCTTGTAGCAAATGCAACCCGTCTCTACAACTCAGCAAAAGGTAAAAAATAATGGAACAGATTGGACAAAACCCCTTTGCGCCGGGTATGACATCAACAATGTTCGTTCCCGATCAGTTAGTGTCTGGCCCGCTTCAACTTGTTACAGATACAGTAACTATTGCAAAAGTAGGGTTATTGAAACGGGGTACGGTGTTAGGGCTTATCACTGAATTAAAAGAATATGCCTTGAGCGTTAAGACATCGACAGACGGCAGAGAGAAACCTATTGCTATTCTCGCTGATGATGTTGATACAACAACAGAATCCAAGTCATGCGGGGTGTATCTGCTCGGCGAGTTTAACCAAAATCGCCTGATATTCGATAAAAGCTGGACGCTTGAAGATCTGAAAACTGCGCTACGTCCTTCGGCTATTTTCATTCGCGATAGCATTCAAGCCCCCATCGCTTAATTCCACTTAACTACGCTTGATGCCGTTAACCCGGCAGGGATGCGCTCGTTTTAAATTCAGTCTGGCAGCTCTGGCTGCCAGCATTGCATATAGAGAAATTGCATGAATATTTATGATACTAACGTGTTAGTACAGCTTGTTCCGAACTTGATCACAAGCCAAAACTGGCTGCTAGACCGCTTCTTTCCCAACATTGTGACTTATGAAACCGAGGTAGTGTCTATTGATGTCGATATCGGTAAACGCCGGATGGCGCCGTTCGTGTCGCCACTTGTAGAGGGAAAATTGGTTGAAAGCCGTCAATACCAGACTAATACATTCAAGCCCGCTTACATCAAAGATAAACGCGCCCCGGATTTACGTAAACCGATTCGTCGTCAAATTGGGGAGCGTATCGGCGGTGAGTACACAGCAGCAGAACGCGAAATGCTAAATCTGCAATTCGAAATGGCCGATCAAATTGACATGATTAACCGGCGATTAGAATGGATGGCTGCAAATGCGTTAGTAAAATCCCAAATTACTGTGGTAGGTGATGGATTTGAGACCACAGTAATTGATTTCGGTCGCTCATCTAATTTGACTGTCACATTAAGTGGTTCAGACAAATGGCCGCTAAAAGTTGCAGCAGGGGCAACAAACACGCAGCCGTCTGATGATATTGAAGCCTGGCAAACGTTAATTCTGAAAGAGTCCGGCGCAGTACCTACTGATTTGGTTTTTACAACATCATCGTGGAAAGCATTTCGGTTAGATACCAGCATTAAAGATACTGCGATAACTTTCCCATCATTGAACCCATTTGGTAACCAGGTGAATATCGGTCCAACAGTTCAAAAAGGGGCTGTATTTAAGGGGATTTGGGGCAACTTTAATCTCTGGTTGTACAACGACTGGTTTATTGACCCTGTTGATAATGTTGAAAAACCCATGATACCCGATGGTACGGTTATCATGTCAGGTGCGGACTTAATGGGAACACGGGCTTTCGGACTCATTCTTGATCCAGATTTTATCTACGGACCTTTGGCTTATGCGCCAAAAAGTTGGGTGAATCCCGATCCGGCGCAACGTTATATCATGGTGCAATCCTCTCCTTTAGTTATCCCAAGCCGGGTTAATGCGGCATTGTGTGCAACGGTGGTGTGATATGGCAAAAAATAAACAGCAAGAAACTGAAAACGAACTGGGCGGCTTGCCGCCTGAATTAATGGTTGACGGCCAGGAGTCAGCTTCTCAGATAGAAACGGTGGAAGAAGATCCCACTGCTCCCGATACAGATAAGCAAAATGATGATGATCAGGGTGAGGATGAGGCAATCGTTGTTGTTGTGCTGAAAGGCCACACAGTTAAGCATAACAGCAAAGAATACAAAGAGTTCGTGCAACTCACTCTAAGCCGGGAAGATGCAGATCGCTTGATTGAGCTGGGGGTTGTTGCTGACGTTAACAAGCTGAGAAAACAAGCGCTTACTCAACATGGCCCGACTGTCACAGTCAGTGACGGCGTTAAAATCAGTCACGAGGCTTGATGATGGGGATCAATTGGGACCAGCATTTATTAGCGCCGCTGCATGATGTGTTTGGGGACCCGGTTGAATACCGTCCAGCAAGCGGCGCTCATTACACTATCAGCGGCATCTTTGACCGGGCTTACACGCAAGAAGTGGAATCACTTGATGACGGCAGCACCATCAATACAACTTCTCCCGTACTTGGGGTGCGCGACATTGAGTTTCAGGCGCCGCCAAAAAAGGGAGATCGGGTATTGGTTGGTGTTGTGGGCGGTGTTCCTGTCAATACTTTGTTTGCCGTGGCTGATATTCAGCCCGATAGCCACGGCGGGACAAAATTAATACTTAACAGGGTGAAATCATGAACGCGGCAGGTATCAGGGCGTTAGTCATTGACGCGCTCAAACACAAGACCGATGCAGAAGCGCGGGTTTACTCCCCGCGTGACTGGTCAACAACGGAAGATATGTATCCTGTCATTCTTGTGCAGACACCAATTGACGTTAAACAGTCACTGGGACGTAACGCGCCCCAGTTCAACACCGTCACAACTGTGCGCATTACTGGAAGATTGCAGGAACTTGACAGCGAAGCCGAAGACGATGGCGCAGTTAAAGCCGAGGAGTCTCTCGAACGATTACGTGAACAGATAGAGCGGGCTGTTATCAACAGTTATGAACTCACTCGTCAGACTCAGCAGTTTTCCCAGGTTCGCTCAACAATCGATATTGATGCCAGCGGGGAAGGACATACAGCGCAATTATTGATGGAGCTGGATATTGAATATTACCAAGGTCCGGAAGATTTCTATGAAATCGAAGCGGCCGAACTGGACGAAATCGACGTCACAATCGCTATGCCTGACGGCACGCCAGAACCTCATTTCAGAATTCAGGAGTAATCCATGTTTGTAAAACCCGTTGCCGGGCGCAGCGTACGCGACCCGGTTAAGGGCACGCATTTGCCCGAAGGTTGTACAGAAGTACAAGACAGCCTGTTTTGGCATCGTCGCGTAAAAGACGGTGACGTTGAAATATGTCAGCCTGAAAAAGCAGTTAAAAAGGCAGTTAAGGAGAATGAATAATGGCCGTACCCTTTTCACGTGTACCCAACAATATCCGGGCGCCGCTATTTTATGTTGAGTTCGACAACTCGATGGCGAACAGCGCCATGGCGACACAGCGCACACTGATTATCGGTCAGATGCTGAGTACTTCCACAGCAAAGCCCGATATTCCTGAGCGCGTCTCTTCCGCCGCTCAAGCGGCTAATTTATACGGCAATGGCTCAATGCTGCACGGCATGACTGGGGCTTATTTAGCTAATGACCAGGCGGCTGAAGTTTGGGTTCTTCCCTTAAGTGATGCCGATAGCATGGTCGCAGCCAGGGGCAGTGTAAAAGTATCCAGTCCAGCAACCGATACCGGCGTTATCTCGCTGTATATCGGCGGTCAGCGTGTGCAGATCACGACTGTTGCCACAGATAAAGCCGAGCAAGTCGCTACTGCATTATCGGCAGCGATTAATCAGAAAGCCGCTTTACCTGTTACAGCGACGGTAGCATTTGACTCGGCTGATACAGTATCCATTACGGCAAAAAACAAAGGCGCAGCCGGTAACAGCATTGATTTACGGCTGAACTATCGCGGCCAGGCTGGCGGTGAATTTACTCCTTCTGGCATGGATTTGAAAATCGCTCAGATGGCAGGTGGAGCGGGCGCGCCAGATCTCAAAAACGCATTAGGCAATCTCAAAGACCGTTCCTTTGATTTTATTGCCAATCCCTATACCGATACCGCGTCATTAGATGATGTGAAAGCGTTTCTGTCTGATACAGTCGGGCGCTGGTCGTGGGAACAACAGCTTTACGGGCACGCATTTAGTGCGGCCAATGGCGCATACGGGGAACTGGCAAAATTGGGTGAACAACGTAACTATCAGCATGAAACATTGCTGGGAGTCACCAAGTCCCCATCTCCCAATTACGTTTGGGCGGCAGCGTTAACTGGGGCAATCGCTCAAAGCTTGCGGAATGACCCCGGCAGGCCATTACAGACATTACCGATTAGCGGCGTTCTGGCTCCGGCATCTGAGGACCAGCTTGATCTGATTGAGCGTAATAATCTGCTACATAGCGGGATTTCCAGCTTTACTGTGGCTGATGACGGCACAATCCAGGTCGAAAATATCATCACGACGTACCAAAAAAATAGTTTTGGTGATAACGATGACAGCTATCTTGAAGTTGAAACCTTGTATTTGCTGATGTACGTCACACGCTATATCCGCACGCAAATCACGAGTAAGTTTGCTCGCATGAAGCTCGTGAAAAACGGTACCCGCTTTGCGCCCGGCTCGGCAATTGTGACACCCAACATTATCCGCGCTGAGTTAATCGCCCAGTATAAGGCACTGGAATACAACGGTTATGTTCAGGATTCAAAAAGCTTTGCAGATGGGCTGATTGTTGAAGTCAATGCGCAGAATCCGAACCGGGTAGATGTGTTATGGACGGGGACACTCATCAATCAGTTGCGCGTCTTTGCACTGCTCAATCAGTTCCGCTTACAACCGGCCGCATAAGAGGTAAACATGGGAAATACATCAAACAGGCTCGCGGGTACCGCTTATGTCACTGTTGACGGCATTCGAATAATGGTCGCAGGGGATTTCACCTGGAGTCCCTCAACAGTCACCCGTGAAACCTTAACGGGCATGGACTACGTACACGGTTACAAAGAGAAACCCCAGGCGGGCTTTATCTCCTGCAAAGTCCGTGACAGTGGCGGGACCACGGTAGCGGATTTCAATGACCAGACTAACGTCACAATCGTTGCTGAAATTGCGAACGGTAAAACGATCATCGGTGAAGGCATGTGGACCGTCAACACGCAAGAAGTTAACAGCGAAGATGCGACTTTTGAGGTGCGCTGGGAAGGCACCTCGGTAACAGAAAATTAATTTTGAGAATCAGCATGTTAGAAACAACAAAAACTATCGTATTGAACACCCCGATTGAAAGTAATGACGGCAAAGTCCGCTACGAGCAGATCGACCTGAAAGAACCGGTATTAATCCAGGTTGAGCAGTTTTATGAAGCACAGAACAAATCAAATCATTCAATTGCCGCTATGCGTCTGTTGATTTCATTGGTTTCAGAAATCCCCGAGCCAGTACTGAAAAAAATGGCTATCAGTGATTTTCACAAATGTCAGGAGTTCCTTCTGGGTTTTTTGGACTCGAAGCGCTCGATGGCTGGCAACAACTAGCCGCTGACGTCACATTTTATTATAAGTGGGGGCCGCGCGATGCGTGGCTTCTGACAAGATCACGGCTTGAGTGGTGGGTTGAACAAGCTAATCGAATGAATAAGGAACGAACAAATGGCTAACGCTTTTGATTTTGAATTAAATGCTGATGAGAATGTCACGAAAGTTATTGATGAAATCAATGAAAAGTTGAATAGCCTCAATCCCAACCTGGCAAAGACTAAAGAGGGCCTGAAATTTGGCGGATCTGAATCCACTGACGGGGTAGATGTACTTGGCACAAAGTTACGCGATATGTCTCAGTATGCCAAAGATAACGTCCAGCATATCGGTGATATGGTCCCTCCGCTTAAAAACTTCGGCGAACTGGCAACTAAATATATGGGGATGGGGGCGAAAATTGGCGGTGTAGGGATGGCTGCATATGGCATATCGAAAGGCTTTCAGTTAATGAACGATATGGGAAAGAAAGCCTATGATTTGGATGTGTCCGCTAAAAACTCAGCAATGAGCGTTCCAGATTTCACCCGGATATCCGGTGCAATGGTGCAAATTGGTGTTAGTGCTGATGACGCTAAAAAATCAGTGGAAAGCTTTTATGGGATTTTAAACCATCCATTGCAGGGAAGAAGAGACGAAGCCAGAGCGGAATTAACAAAGATGGGGGTTCCCCTCTATGAAAATGAACATGGAACGATTGATGTATACAAAACTTTCCCGGAAGTCGTCAGGGCCATGCAGCAATATCCGTCTGATGTGCAAAACACTATTGCTGAAAAAATTGGTTTAGATGAACATGGGTTGGCTTTGGCACGTAAAGGACCAGAAATATATCAGAAACTATTAACTAACTCAGATAAATTTGGTTTAACGAGATCACAGGCTGATAATGATGCATTAAATCAATATAACGATAAAAAAAATGAACGAGATGCTCGTTGGGAAGGAATCAAGGCACAAAGTGAGATTGCGTATGCTAAATATGCTTTAGGGGGAGGTCTCAACTACTTAAAAAATCAAGAAGATAATGAGAAATTAAAGTATGACGGAGATAGCGCTAATTCGTTTTATCACGGAAATAAAAAAGATGATATGCGTGAAAGAGCTTTAAGAGACAAGGAATTTAGGAAGAGCCTTTCTCTTGGAGATAGAATACTTCTTGAGTGGGGATTTCCCAGTAGTAGTTTAGGTAAAAAAATTGATGATCACTATGGTGCTCAATGGGAAGCACAAAAGCTTAGATATGAAGCCATTCCCCAACCACCAAAAATTCCAGAACCGCCAAAAGTAGAACCACTAAAAATAGAATCTCCTAAGTATCCCGATCCTTACGGAAAACCAGTGAAAGACTCATTCGGTTTGAGAATTAAAAATCCGGGAAATGTGCGTGACGCACCTAACGGAATAGGGTATGTGCAAGGGAAAAGTGGAACATTTGTTAAGTTTGGTAATGATCACGACGGCCTCTCTGCACTAGCTCGTCAGTTAATGCTGAACGGCGACAGGGGAAAGAATACCGTTAATAGCACAATCAGCACCCATGCGCCGCCAGGAGGCATAGATAGAAATAATACTCAGGCATATATTAACTTTGTTTCAAAAGAGACGGGCTTTCTTCCTAATCAACAGTTAGATATGCATGACCCTAAAGTACTTGAAAATCTGATGGTGGCGATGATCAAACAGGAAAATCACGGCCAACAACCGTTTAGCCAAAAACAGATCACGGACGCAATAACTGCTGCTATCTTTGACCCGAAATGGCAGGGTTTGCGTGACAGATATTATCTAGGCCATCAGCGCATGATGAATCAATCCGCACCGCCTGAGTCTGATAAAAGATCCGCTTCCATCTTTGCAAATCAAGCAAATAACAGTGAGCTTGCTCAGAACATGGCTGAGGCGATTCAATCGGTAATAGGTGAAAATAAATTCCAGGTAGAGATTACACTGGTCAACAGCAAGACCGGAGAGCGCCAGCAATTTAATGCAAAAACTGGGGGCAGAGTGACAACCTCAATGCAATATTCTTGATTTTCTTACTTGTCTAAATGATGATTGGCCCTTTAATAAAAGGAGGTGTTTATGTCTATCTGGCAAGTCATACTGTTGCTTGTTTTCTTGTTCTTTATTGCATTATATTTATCTTTTAAAAAAGAAAAAACAGGACTAAGAACTACAATGAGGGTGCTGTCTATTGTTATCCCTATTACCTTGGTTTCTGCATTTTTTATAATGGAAAACGCCGTCAGTAAAGGTTGCTATAGTAATGAGCAGAATTTTTAT